GGTTGGATTTTGATTAACTCAATCATTGTTGTTATTAGTTATCTGATTACTTAGTAAATATAACAAATAAATTTGACCCGAGGAAATTATTCTGCACTTTTTTTGAAAAAACTTTCATGAAAGGTTGAAAACCGCTCTTTGGCCGAGAGAAAATCATTAGTTGTTTCATCACTGATGTTTCCTTCTTCCTCTTCAACTATGATTTCAAAGGTGGCAGACATTATAAAGTCAGCCTCATCAATGTCAATCGATTCTATGATTTGTGTGTATTCTTCATAGGGATAGCCAAGTCTATCAGCTATAATATCGTCAAAGAGATAGATGAGGGCATTCAACCCATTTTTAGACTTTTTCATTCTGACACGGTTTGCACATTGGTACATAGTAGTGATCGTCATTCTGTTCTGCTGGAACCCATTTAAAGCTCTTGGTTAAAACCCAATCGAACTCCTTTTTACTGAATTCTTCTACACATTTATGACATAGGGTCTTTCTAACAATCTTCGCCATTTTTCTTATGCTTTTGTTTGCGTGAGTATTTAGACATATCACCGTGATCTTTCTGAACCATCTTTCGACGAATGATCTGAGCAACGTGACGAGCCTTTAAACCGTTAAGTTTACTATGTTCTTCTTCGTTTTTCATTATACTAATTCTGCTTTCTTGGTTTTAATATGCTTACAATCTCCGCGTTGAAAATTAGAGGCCGGGCAAGTACACGACCATTCATTATCGTTAACCGCTACGTCATATACTACACCCGGCTTAGAACCATTAACTTTCCATTCTTTAGATTCAACGCTCTTAATAGGAATTGCATTACGATCTGAATGTCTAACCCATCCAGTTGTGTCAATTTTAATTTGATCCATTGACGTACCATAAGGAACAGGATGCCAGCCTGGACAAACGAAAGTACCACTGATGGTTTCTATTACAGTGAACACTCCACCGTAAGTGTCGTGAGCAGGGAAGGTGTAGGTTTGTTTTTCCATATAGTAAATATAACAAATATCCGCGACCTGGAAAAACTTTTTGAAAACTTTTTACAAATGTTCTTTTAGCCACAGGAGTGGCCATTCAGATGCCATAGATCCATATACCTCACTTCTTTCTGGATGCCATTGAACAAGTAAGATCTTAGGACCGTATATAGCTTCAACAATCCCATCCCACGACCACATGATAGGACGTAAAGGTCTCGGTATTTTTAGGCAGTGTTGGTGGTGGCGAGAGTTGACTCGAAAGTGGTTGTGATCTTCGTCCCAAACCTCATGGTAGATACTCTTCTTTCGAGCTACGTTGTTTTCCATGATGAAGTCTCGTGAAGAGCTATGATTATCTTCAACCAATAGATCCTCAACGTCACCGCCGAAGTAAGCATTAACAATCTGCATTCCTCTACATACTCCAAGAATTGGCCATCCATTCTCGAGAGCTTTATGGATTAGAGAGTACTCAAACGCATCTCTTTCTGGATTCTTACCAATATCAGCGCCGCCGGCCAAGATCAAAGGACCGTTAAGATCTTCTACGTTACGGAGTATTGTAATACTATGATCAGTCTTCGATAACCACGTGACGTAATAACCTAATTCAGCTTCTGATTTTGGAGGTGCTAAATAAACCACTGCATCAAGTGTTTATAGACGAACATTGTACCCGTCCAAGTTCCAAGAGAAGCTCCAATCACAAAGGCAACGTTTCCCTGTAGATTACCATGAGCCGCGCGCTGAATGTTAACCACTACGAATGACCAATACATTAACGCCGCGGCCAAGACCATAACTCCACCGTCATTAGCGATAAAGACACTTACCACAGCTCCAAGAAAAGATTGGAAATAAGCCATCAACCCAGCTAACAATGTCTTTGACGGCGTTGTAGCGAGCAGATACTTATTAAACCACCTCTTTAGTTTCTTTGCTGATTTTGTCATTAGAAGTTTCGAGCTTCTTCGTAAACTGCCTTAACGACAGGGAAGCGAAGACTAAATTCTCCGTGTTGATTTTGTGTTTCTTCGAAGTATTGAACGGTGATAGTCTTACCGACGATCAATTCAGGGTGAGCGTAATAGTGTCGACGTTCTTCAAGCGAGAAGCCACTTCCAACCTTAACTTGACAACCGCGATGTTCAATGAAAACGTGACTCATAACCTCTTCCTCAACTTCCTGGCCGCCAACGATTACTCGGTGAATCTTGTTCTCAACTCCGGTTACTATATACTCTTGGTCTGAAAATGATTTAACCTTTAGGATGTCTTGACTGCGCTTACCTTTATAGGTGTCGTTTTTGCGCAACATTAATCCTTCCCATCCGTTGTTCTTTGCTATTTCGTTCATCGTTTCAAATCCTTCATCGTCATAGATTTGAATTTGCGCAAGGTGTTCAACGATATCGCTGTCAATGAAGTCAAACATTTCAAGTGTATCTGCATCTCGCATCCAGAAGGTGCGGTCGCCGGTTCCATTATGAAACTCATCATGTGTAAGAGTGTCAAATACAAAATACTTAGGAGTACTAATAGTATGGTTCTTGCGTTTAATCTGTTTGATAATACCCTGAAAGTCTTCATTACCTTCTTCGTCGACAAGACAAACTTCACCATCAAGAACCCTATTCCAGAGCATTGGATTCTGTTTGATTTCAATAGCCAATCGACCTAGGGTTTCAAACTCATTTCCTGCACGTGAATAGAACTTTGCATCTCCATTGCGGTCAACAATTCCAATACAACGAACCCCGTCAAGTTTACGACTAACGTACCAAGTATCTTCCCAATCCACCTTCTTCGCGGTCTTCTCATTATAAGCTTCCGCTAATGCAACTGAGAAAGTAGGAATCAAACCAGGTACAATCTTGTTAATCATTTGCGTCGTTGAACGAGTCTTAAGGTTTCGGTCGATGATGGACCAGATGATGTCTTCAAATTGAGGATACTTCCTAACAAATGCATTAACCCTTGCAATAGCATTGTGCCCAGAAATAACACGATCATTAAGATCGTCAAGAAGGTCAAAAAGATTGTAGTAAGTGTCGGCAGAAACCAGGTCGCTGCGCTTTTTACAGTTTTTAGAAGTAACATAGTACTGTTTAAATGGATCATAAGTGTAACGTAAAACTCGCATCACTTCAGTGTCATTCTTATACGCTTCAATAGCGTTAAGTTTATCAACGTTAGAGTTAGACGAGTTCGACAACTCGATGAAAGACTGAAGGTTTTGAAATGTTTCGATCATAATATCTGATTAAGTTAATCTGTTATAGGGTAAATATAATCAATTCCCACGACCTAGAAAAACTTTATGAAAATTAAAATAGGGCCCGCTCTTTCTCTTTCCCAAACTGATAGTGATACGTTAAAGCATCGTGATGTACGATGTTTCGATTGACAATCTCTAAAATTTCAGCAGTTGGATTAGGACCCGCGAGTCTTGCTCTACATTCATTAACATTGTCTTTCATGAACTCAACGCCGTATGTAGTGGATAGAGCTTGTTCAAGTGTACAACCTGAACGTTTCATCTTACGAATGACAACCTCTGAAAGAAATTGACCGTCTCCGCATGAGTTATCTAAGAATGTCTTAGTTGGGTCTGAGAATATTGTAGGATCTTGCTCTTCAAGCTTATCAAGCATTTCTTGAACTAAGGGCGTAGGTGTGAATACTTCAGCAGTCTGTTTAACTCTGAGCTTGTCACGGTCAATACCTGACATGTATTCTCTATTACGAGCATGTTGAATGTATAAATTAAGCATGCTTATGATTCTCAACTGTATTTTTAATTAAATTAATTTCACCTTCAGAAAATTCAAAGAATTCGAAAATAGCTTTGTCTGATTGCATTAAACTAGAATCAATCATGGGTACATATGGATATGCACTATCCAGGTGTTGATCCATATTGTATGTAATAATCAAATACTTAACAAAAAATGTTGAAGTCACATAATATAAAAATGCATTTGCTTTTTCAACTGAATTAAATGGAATACCAGCCTTTAAGTTACCCGCCTTTTTACCGCCTCGTGATTCAGATCTTAAAGGTTTTTTAGAAACAAAATTATTAAGACTATTGATAAAATTATATCGATTTTCAAATTTCCTAGTAATTCCATCAGTAAATGTAGTAGACAAATATCCAGTTCCTCCCATCCAATTCAATGAAACATAGTGCGATTCTTCTACATTATTATTAATTACATCACTAATAAAACTAGATACTTTGTTTTTAATTTTGGTCTCTATTGATTTAATTAAAGTATAAGATCCAATATGGTTAACATCTCGTGGATCATTAACTATATAAGATTCATTTATTTTATCAAATCTATTAAATTCAATTTTAGATGATGTTTTGGTCTTATCAATGTGCGTTATAGCAATAGGATAATAGGTTCCCTTTTCAGTTGGAAAAAGATCTTGAAAATTATAAAAGTCAAATGAAACAAAATGAGTACCGATCTTTTCTTTTAGCTTTGAATCGGTCTTAAAGTTAGAGTTTTCTCGTAAGTGTAACAACCAGTTAGTCGGATGTACAAAAATCATTTTACCATCTTCTTTCAAAAGATCATATCCATTATCTAGGAAATCTAAATGCATACGCTTTTTATATGGAGGATTACCCAAAACTACATCAAAGTGCTTAGCGTATGCTTTCATAATAGTTTTATTTTTATTGAACTTAGATTCAAAGATTGTCTTAAACCCCGATTTAATAAGTTCATTATTTTTGAATGAACTATTATTATACACTGTAATTTGAGATTGTTTCAAACCAATCTTAAGTAATGCTGCGGCAATTTCAACGTTGTACATTACAAGAACTTTACAATTATGGATGTTTTTAATCTTAGACAACTTTTTAATTATTTTTTGTACAGTTGCATCACATGTATAGGTGCCTTGAAGATCATCTGCTATTCCATTAACATAATTAAACTTGCCAAAAATATCAGACATATAATCTTCTACTTTGAATTTTTGATACGTTTTCATTTGCTTTATCTTTTAATTATACTACTAATATACAAAATAAAAATGACCTGGAAAAATCTAAACTAAAACTTTTTGCAATTATTTATGCAATAAGTCCAAAGATGAGATCTACCGTTGACATCTCTTTCAAAAGCATAGCATTCTCTTCGTCTTCAATCTGAGCAATCATTTCATCAAGTGGTTCAGCAGCTGTAGGAATTGAACGTTTCAACTCGTTAAAAGCATCCAATCCTTTTTTTGTAGGAATACCATTGCCGGAACCGCTTGTAATTACATCCTCAGCTGGATTAAAACCAGTACTACGAAGATGATTAATCAAATACATGGTGTGCATTGCGTCTTCTTCATTATCTGTTGAAAGAATTGGAACAATTACCCACGCATATGGTTTGATCATTTGCTTAAGCGACTCTATATTCTTTGGATCAATGATTCCGTCCTCGTGAATAGCTTTGCGATCCATGCCGATTAGACGTGCAGCGCGGCCTAGTGTTTGCATAAACTTACTTTGACCCATACCGCGCAAAAACAATACGCCTGTAATTCCAGGAACATCAATGCCCTCGCTAAGAATGTCATAATGGATAATGATCATTCTAGAGTTTTTGTTTGCACCATCTTCTTTTAATGCTTTTAAGAAATCTTGGCGAGTTACACGAACACCATTAATCCAATTATCTACCTCAATATTTGATGCAACTGCATAAACATTTACACCCATTGCAATAGCCCTTAACATTTCAGGAGATTCAATGAGTTTCTTAATGTCTCCAGTACCGTTTGAAGCTACTAGCATTTTTGGTTGCACCATACCTAATTCATACGCATGTTGCTTAAATGATTCACTAACAATCATACCCAATGAATCGGTAATTGATTGCATAGTATAATCTTTTTTACCTTGGATATTAGTCACAAAGTGCATACGTGGACGTAACATCAAACCCAAATCAATGGCTTCGCGGGGAGTTAAGGTATAGATTGACTTACCATAAATTGATTCGTTATTCATTCCACGGCCATCTGAGTTTCGTGTATGTTTTGCAGTGGCTGTAAAAAAGTATTTACGTTGTGCTGGGCGCTTTGCAATTTCATGAAATTGATTAGATACAAGATACTGTGCTTCGTCATTTATCATGACTGAGATCTTTCCCTTTCGATTATTGATTACATTAAAAAGACGATCTGATGAGTGGTATGTAGATACAAAAATTACAGGTACTCCACGTTTTTTACAACTCTTAAGTTTGTTTTCGATGTCCTCTGTTTTAGTCGTAGATTCTATCAAACTAAAGGGGAAGTTTGAAGGAGAACTCATACGGATTTCATCAAGCTCATCTTGTGAAGGGGCTGCTCCTGAATGGATCATCATGTATTCTGCCTCAACTGAAGTATTGTGCATAAATTTGTAAACTTCAGTCAAAAGCTGGTATGAAAGCATAATTCGGGGTGCATTGATTAAGTGGGCAGAGAATCCTGGATTTTTAGCGATATGATCGGCGATTACAGCTGCGGCCACTACCGTTTTACCAGTACCAGTCGGCATTAGTATTTGGCCAAGTTTATTAGTTTGACACTGATAAAATGCTTCTTTCTGATGAGGATAGAGTTCAATTACGTTGTTCATTTGCTTTATCTTTTAATTATACTACTAATATAACAAAAAAAACTGACATGGTAAAATTTTTATGAAACTTTTTTCAAATTATTTTCTGCAATGATATTATCGACAATATCATTCATAGACTTCCAAAACCCAAGATTACCATCAACATACTGTCGAATTTCATCTCGACCAAATACTTTTACAAAACCACGATATTTGACAGTTTCAGTATACCAGTGAAGTCCCTTTGCGCTAGTAAAAATAAAAAGAGTTGGAGACACTTTATTTCTAATGTAATCTATACGTTCAATTGCACCCCATTTTTCAACAGGCCATGCAGATTCTGCAACAAATGAATCTAATCCATCTTTAGCAGTTAAAAGTTGAGTTGCATCAGACCGATATTTAATTTGAAAAGCACAGTGCTTGAGATCCATATTAATTCCGTATGCATCAACACCATTATCATTACCCTTAATTGGATGGTATTCATGAACTCCTAATGTTGGATTATCTTTGAAATGCTTAAAAAATAATTCTGCAAAAAATTCAAATCCGTCCCCAACGAATTGATCCCGTGGATACCGGTCGATATCTAATTCGGCTTGTTTTCCTAAACGAGAACAAAACGTGCTAAATTTAGTTACGTCCTTAAAAAGACCTTTAAGATCTGCTTTATCATTTTTAAAATGGTGTTCTATTTTCATTTTGTTGTATTGGTTAACTTTATAAGGTTAATATACAACAAAAACTTGACCCGAAAAAACTTTATGTTAAAAATTCTAAAACTTTTTCATGAAGTCCACTCTGTTTGATTCCCTCATAGGAACGAGGGGTCCAAACGAAGTTGGTCAGGCCCGGTTTGTCGTCAGACCCGTCGTTCGCGCTGAACTGTTCTCCTAAGAAACCAACGCTCATGTTCAGATCATCGATCGCAACCCAATGGGTGATTTCAGGATGTTCATCAATCCAATGCTGAATTTCCATACTGCGTTCAAGTTCTAAGTCCGCCCTGAATCTCAAACTGGACCATTCTCGTGGAAACAAGTCCTCGAACATTCCAGTCGTTGAGATTGGACGCTTACAGATTCCCTGAGATTCGTAGTAGTCACCTAGTTCCTCTAACGTAGCGTGAAACCTCCAATCAGAAGATACAACAATCTCCGCCCCTGATTCAGTTAATATCTGATTCAGGATCTCAATTGCCTTCTTGTCAAAGTTATCAAAACGATACTTTAAGGGAATCTCGCGTGAACTCATTGATAGTTTCATTCCTCCCCACTTCTGACGCTTCTTTAGGCGTGAACCCCAGTTACTTGCGAGACAAATAACACCGTCGTTGTCTAAGAATATGACTTTCATAAATTATTATACCACAAACCTACAAAAAGTTTATGACATAAAAAATCCGGTACCACCTAAGTAATACCGGATTCGAACTGTGTAGAGCGGTTTGATATAACTCAAACTATACACTCTATATATTAAATTGTTCTCTCGTAAAAGAGTATCATTTAGAACAATAGTATCTTATTATCTTACTCCTTGAATAACTTCATCAATGATGCCATACTTCATCGCTTCTTCTGACGTCAACCAGAAATCACGTGTTGCGTCCTTCATTACTTGTGAAGGTTTCTTACCACAGTACTTACCTAGAAGTTCAAACAATTCAAGGTTAATCTTCTTCCATTCTACCCAATCAACTTCTGCATCTTGGATATTACCTCTGAATCCGCCAGAAGATTGGTGCAGCATGGTTCTAGAGTGTTTTAGGGATGATCTCTTACCCTTTGTTCCTGCACCAAGTAGTACTGATCCCATTGACGCCGCCATCCCTGTGTTAATGGTTCTAATGTCAGACTTAATCCATTCCATCACATCCACCATTGATAGACCTGACTTAACTGATCCACCTGGAGAATCGATGTGCATAGTGATGTCGTCCTTAGATACGTTATCAAGGAACATTAGCTGCGCCTGTACAACTGTTGACATATTGTCGTTAACTCCACCTGCAACCCATAGGATACGATCTCTCATCAATCGTGAGAAGATGTCCATTTGAGTAACTCGCATCTCACGCTCCTCAAGGATGTAAGGCGTCATTGATGATTCAACCTGAGATTGATAGTAGTCAAATTTTGATGAGCTGACGTTGTGATCGCTCATTGCGTATTTCTTAAACTCTTTACCGTAGTTCATTTTTCTTTTCAATTATTTCGTACATTTGTTTGATTAGGTCGCAAGTTTCGTATTCTTCAATCGTTACGAAATAGTCGTTCGCCTTATCCAGTGCTTTATTATATCCATCTTCTTCGACCTGCATTTCATATTCAACACCTTCTTCATCGATTAGAATTGCGACTGGAAGCACTTGTCTGTCTCCTTCGAGACGTGACAGAATATGATCAACTATACGCCGAAAGAAATCATCGTGATTTGATTGGAGTGTTAGTTCTAAGTCAGTGACCGAAGTTGCGGAGTCAACGCGAATACGAGGTACTCCATCATCTTCGAAATCAAAGTCAAAATCTTCAAAATCTTCAAACATTTTCTACTTCGCTTGAGGTTAACATGTATTGGGTAATCATATCACGATAGTCATTCATCTTAGAATCAGAACCAACTAGGCGATTAACTGAATTAATGAACATCATACCCTTTGAGGTGAGGTGATAGTTACCATCTTTATCATACACGAAGAAAGGTTCTGTTAGTTCCATTCGGTATGGACGACGCAAATCTAGATCTTCGTTTAAGATAGAATCCGCAAGTGAGAAATGTTGTTCGTAATAGTGGATGTTATCCGCACAATGATGATAGGTACCCAACCGAAGATCAGTGTAGGTGTCTTTTAACCACAAGTACATATGTTGGTGAACAAAGGCGAAGAACGGTGCATCATAGGTCAAACCGTAGAAGATGTCGTTTGAACGCATTTGAACTTTCATATTCAGTTTGTTATTACGAATCCAGAAGTTGAGGTACATCGTACACACGAAGTCTTTGTTACCTTCGAACTGAAACTTAGGTTGGTTCAAGAAGGCGATCGCTTGACGAGTGTTCTGATCTTTTAAAAGAGAATCACGAACCCACTTTAACTGATCACCAAACAAGAGGTTACCATAGTTAGAGTTGATCTCATTGGTTCCAGGATTGGTGATACCTTTCCAGAAACCTGAGAACTGATTTATGTAGTCAATGTTACAATCGCGGTTTAGGTACCATGCAAGTTCACCAGCGAAATACTTGAAGTTGAACTTACGAGATTCAAAGTCAGCGAAAGCGTTGGTTGGGTCAATGTTAACTTGACCCAACGTGAGTTCACGAACTTTAAGATCACGTGGTTGAGATTCAGATCCACCTGCATTAATCAATGCAATTAGATCTTGAAACTGTGTACTGAATGAACGGTCTTTATAGATTATCATAATTAGAAACTCTGTTACTATTATACTCTTAACGTAACGAAAGTTTCTGATCATTTTTGGTGTAGGTGATAGTGTACACCTTTTCACCTGCTACGATTTCACCATCCAGGATACCATCCGCAAGAATGTCTTCAACGTACTTTTGAATTGCACGCTTTAGAGGACGTGCACCGTATGCAGGGTCATATCCTTCTTTGACTAGGAAGTCTTTCGCTTGTTTAGTGAACTTCAATCGAATGTCTTGTTCAAACATGCGTTCACATAAGTCTAGGAGTTCGATGTCAACAATCTTCATCATGTGTTCGTCTGTCAACTGGTCGAATAGAACGATATCGTCTAGGCGATTCAAGAACTCAGGAGTAAACTTATTCTTAAGTTCCTTCTTAATGATGCCTTCCATCTGTGCTTTCTCAGTTGCAACATTCGAACGACTAGTAAATCCAATACCTCCTCCAAATTCAGCTGCTTTCTTAGCACCTACGTTCGATGTCATAACAATGATGGTATTAGTAAAGTCAACAGTGCGACCGAGAGAGTCGGTCAAGCGTCCATCATCAAGAACTTGAAGAAGAACGTTAAAAGTATCAGGGTGTGCCTTTTCAACCTCGTCAAATAGTATGACAGAATAAGGCTTACGACGAACTGCTTCGGTTAATTGACCGCCGTCTTCGTGGCCAATATATCCTGGAGGCGCTCCAGTCAATCGAGATACATTGAACTTTTCTTGGTATTCAGACATATCAATTCGAATCATAGCATCCTCGGAGCCAAACATGTATTCAGTCAGTGCCTTTACAGTCTCAGTCTTACCAACTCCTGTTGGACCCAAGAACATGAATGAACCGATCGGCTTCTTGTGAGAAGATACTCCAACGCGTGAACGTTTAATAACCTTTGCAAGAGCATCAACTGCATCATCTTGGCCGATGATCTTTTTCTTTAACCCTTCACCAAGCAGACGAATCATTTTGCTTTCATCACCTGAAAGGCGTGACAATGGAATGCCTGTTTGTTGAGATAGAGTTTCGGCAATAACCTCGGCGTCAACTTCTTTGCGATCTTCTTTTAAAGATTGCTCCCATTCTTTGATTGACTTTTCAAGATCTTTGCGCTTATTCATTTCCTGATCTCGGAACTGTGCAGCTTTTTCATAATCCTGCTGTGATACACTTTCAAGCTTATCCTGCTTTAATAGTTCGGCTTCTTTCTCCATCTTTTTAATAGAAGTAGGAACCTTAATTTCTTGAAGGTGAATCTTAGCACCTGCTTCATCCATCAAATCGATAGCCTTGTCTGGGAGTTCACGAGAAGTGATATATCTGTCAGACAATTTGACACAAGCTTCAATAGCTTCGGGAGTGTACTGGACAACGTGATGATCCTCATACTTATCCTTAATTCTTTCTAGGATTTGAATCGTATCCTCGATCGAAGGTGCATCAATGAATACTTCTTGAAATCTACGCGTCAATGCACCATCATCCTCAATGTTTTCACGGTACTCATCTAATGTAGTAGCACCAATACACTGGACTTGTCCTCTTGCAAGGGCAGGCTTTAAAATGTTTGAAGCATCTAAAGAACCACTTACACCGCCCGCACCCACTATCGTGTGAATTTCATCAACGAAGACGATAATGTTAGGATTAGCCTTTAGCTCATCAACTATATTCTTCATTCTTTCTTCAAATTCACCACGGTATTTGGTACCCGCAACGATGATAGTCATGTTCAAAGAAACTAATCGTTTTCCGATCAAAGTTCTTGCAACCTTTCCTTCTACGATTCTCTGTGCAATGGCTTCAACAACTGCAGTTTTACCAACACCTGGATCTCCAAGGATGATTGGGTTATTTTTCTTGCGACGAGCAAGAATTTGACAAATTCTCAAGATCTCAGCATCTCTGCCAATGATTGGATCTAATTTGCCCTCCTTGGCCATTAGGGTGAGATCTTCACCGAACTGATCTAGGTATGGAGTTGAACCGGCCTTCTTAGGACCTCGTCTTGATTCGTTTGGATCTTCAAATGCCATATTTGTTTGGAATAGTTTTCGAGATATTTATACTGCTTTGGCGTAAATAGTTTACTTAACGATGTTATCTGCAGCGCTGATAGCGGGTAAGATATTAGGTTTAATCCTGGCTTTGATGCCAAGCGATTCAACGTATCCTTTTGCAGCTTGAACTAATTTGTTAGAACGGGTGGTTGGATCGGCGTTAAGATCTAAATCTATATTATCAACAATTATGCCATTCTGTTGAAGGTGAAGAGCAACTTCAACAGAGCGTTCAACTTCACCCCATAAGCGAGCCCAAAAATCAAAGATTCTCGGAAAGGTTTCACGCTTATATAGGACGTGACAACCTGTATTACCAATGTGAAGAACGACGGTCGTTGCGTAAATGGTATTATCACCCTTATTTTGACTATCGCATCCTATATAAAGCTGGACGTTATCTTTACCCACGCTTTTAACATAAGTCCGGACGTAGTCTGCAATCTCGATTTCACTGCGATCAGTTAAGCGCTTAAAGTTCATATAGTTATTTATTTTGCCTTAATCGAGGTACTCAAAAAAGAGTATCTTATTAGAAATTAGGTGAACCTTCTTTGGTGTACTTGTTAAAGTATTCTAGAATTTTATCACGTGCTTCAACTGCACTGTCAACTACTCGAAAAAGATCCAAGTCTTTCTCGCTTACTCGACCTGAGGAAACAAGAGTTTCTTTGATCCAATCTATTAGACCTCCCCAGAACTCTTTACCAACTAAAACAATAGGATACTTTATGTTATGGCCGGTTTGAACCAGTGTTAGAGCTTCAAACAATTCATCTAACGTACCTAAACCTCCAGGGAATATAACGAATCCTTGTGAGTATTTAAGGAACATTACTTTACGTGTGAAGAAATAACGGTTCTCTACCCCATAGTCAACATACTTATTCATGCCAGATTCAAATGGTAATTCAATACCAATACCAATTGATTTGGCATCCACTGTTTGAGCACCGTGATTTGCGGCAGCCATAATTCCTGGTCCACCGCCTGTGATGATTCCAAATCCTTCCGCTCCCATTAGCACTCCAAATTGCTTGGCTTCTTCGTACCATTTAGATCCCACCGATGTTCGAGCCGAACCGAATACGGATACACAGGGTACGTCTAATTCATTAAAGGTATCAAATCCTTTGGTGAATTCACTTTGAATTCGAAGAATTTGCCAAGCATCAGTGGCTTTGTCATGTTTGTTCCAAGATGGATTATCCATAGAGTAGAATTTAATTTAACTCTAGTTATATCACACGAAA